AGTGCCTTTAAACTGCTGACCGGCGGTTTCCGAAGCAATGGCGGGAACGGCAACACTAGCAATCTTAGGAATGGCCCCGGCAGGACCAATTGCGGCACTAGGGGCAAATTGACCTAACGTCCTGCTGTATTCGCCTGGCACAGTTTTAGGCTGGTAAAGAGGACCGACAACGCCTTGGTTAGCCGCCATATATGGCGGTGCCACTCTTGTGTTTTCTATTGCCTTGTTAAGATTTTCAGCAGACGGCAAAAGCGAAGGCTGGCCGGTGATCATTTCTTGCAGTGTGCCGGGAAGACCAAGAACTCCGGTAACACCTTCCGTCAAACCAGTCAGGCCAGATTTTGCTACATCTTTGGCGTAGTCCATAAAAGATGGTGACTTTTGCGGTTTAGGCTGGTCAAAAGCAGAAGCAGCCGCTTGCATATTAGGCGCATCAACTTCGTAAATTTTGCCATTTTTTTCAATTTCAAAAATTGGCATTATCTTTGCTCCCGGACGCGAGTGCCATTAGGCATTGTAACCCATCCGCCAGAAGCCGGGCTTGAAGGTTCCGTAGCCGGAGCGGGGCCTGCCTTGCCACGCGCCCTGAAAACTTCTTTTGGGTCTAAACCTGCGTCCCTTGCATAGTCAGAATATTCAGACACCAAATCATTATACCGACGCGACCGGCTTTCATAAATGCCTTTAGCCGCATTTGAATATTGCCTTCTTTGGTCAGAATTCAGCCGCGTTCCTTGAATTACTTTATTGTAAGCATTTCTGATGCGGTCTGGGACGCTTGCTGAATTTTCAGCAGTAGCAAATTCGCCTTCGCGCACCACAGATTCTGGATCAAGCATTTTAACGTAAGAGTAAATCAAAGAAAGATCGTCTTGTGGTGACGGTTGCTTTCTATTGGCTAGATCAGAAATTACGTCATAAGAAGACGCAACATCATTAAACGCTTTGACATCTGGCAATAAGTTAAATTCTTTTCTAAGACCAGTTTTAAGAGAGAAATCGCGCCTTCCGCCGTCCACTGTAATCCTAGTGGTGGCTCCGGTTTTAGTTTTTAGCCAATCAGTGTAAGAGCCTGTAAACCCGCCGCCTTCGGGGGTTTGAGCAAAATTATATTCGTCCACACTAGCTGGCAAATCTTTGGGTTTTTTTGGCTTAATAATTTCAACGCCAGCATCGCCAAATGATGCCGCAGCCTTTGCGGGATCAGCTTTAGCCGCAATATCAAAATACTTTCTAGCTTGTTCGTCAGGAATTGCGTCAATAAGCGGTTTCAGCCTGTTATAAGCCGTTTCCCTTTCCGCCGCGTCAGAAGCCGTACTATATAATTTCGCCCCAATAGCTTCAGACCCCGGAACACCAAGCCCCATAATGCGCGAAGCCTCGCCCAGCATTTCCCCGCTATCCGGCGTCTTCATGGTGTATTGCTGCAATGGTTCGCCACCCGGTTCCACAACATCCGGCGCTGCCGTATCAACAATTTTGTACGGTTTGCCAAACTGAGAAATGGCTTTAACCAATTCCTCACTGCCCGCCTTCTTCAACGCCGCCTCATCAGCCGCCGCCTTGCCTGACATATAAGCCCCGCCGAAGCTGGACAGCCCGCGAGCCAGTGCCGACATGGGAGAAACGGGCGCAGTAATGCCGCCAGCCGTATAAACGGCCTGCTCCTGTGCGCCCATCTGTGTGAGCATATCGGCCATCTTCTGCTGACGGGCCAAGGAAGCCTTGCGAGAGGAGTAGTCGCCGTCTTCGTCTGGCTTGGTCAGGCTGATGTATTTCCTTTTCAGATAATCATAAGCCTGACCGGGGACATTTCCGATGTCGTCAAGGGTGTACGCCATTACAATGCTCCGTAGTTAACCATCTTGAAGCCGCTTGGATGCTCCATGACAGCTTCTGGAATGATTTTTTCAACTTCTTGCGCCATGACGCCGCGCTCACGGCGGCCAAATATATCATACTCATAGATGCCAAAGCCCTTGGGGTGTTCGCCAACTTTGACGATATTCGACTTAAGGCGAATATCACTAAAAATACCGCCAGCAGCACTGCCAATACCCTGATACAACCCGCCCAACGCCCCCATCCGGGCATTATACGCCGCCGTGTTGTAATTGCCTTGGTTGGTCGCAGCCTGAGCAACTGGCGCGGCTTGGATATTACCGCCGCCCGCGTAGCCCTGAAACTGAGGCGTCTGAATCTGCGAGCCGGACAGCAAGCCCATGATTTCATTCAAAGGCTGGTTCCGCATGGCAAGGTTCTGCTGGAGCCGCTGCTGCTGGGCTTGGTTGCCGAACTGGGCCGCGCCAAGGTTCTGGTTATACTGCTGGGCAGCGGCCTGATTATACAGCCCAGCCGATGTCCCGGCCTGACCGTAATTCTGGGCCATGGCGGCATTGGCTTGGTCCTGCGAACTCATGGCTTGGCCGTAATTCTGGCCGATAGCTTGGTTCAGAAGCTGCTGGGAACTCATGCCCTGACCGTAATTCTGGCCGATAGCCTGATTGCCCATCTGCCGCGCTTGGGCAGCCTGACCAAAGCCCTGTCCAAGAGCCTGATTAAACAGCCCAGCCTGACCCATAGCCTGACCATAGCCCTGCTGATTGGCGCTCATGTCGAGGCCAATGCCCTGCAAGGCAGCCTGACTGAGCAGGTCGTTCTGGCTCTGCTGCTGTTCGCGCATGGCGTTGTTGTACGCCTCAGACCCCGGCGTGATGCCCTGATTGGCAAGCTGCTGGGCAGTGGCCGCAGACTGCTGGGCAAGCTGGGGCTGGAGGCGGTTCATAATGGCCTGTTGGCCTGTCATGCCCGCATTGACCGGCATTCTAGCCACCCCGGACATATCAGCGCCGGTCTTTAGACCGCCAAATTGACCAGCATCAACGCCCTGCGCCATGCCATACTGACCAGCCCCAACGCTCCCAGCCTGACCATACGCGCCGGGGGCAACGCTGCCCGCCATGCCATACTGGCCCATTGCGGGGCCGTAATTTACCGGCATCTGCTGGCCAAGCGAAGTCTGGATGTCGTAGCCAGACGGATCAAACGGGGTTCTCAAGGCCCCTTCGAGCGTTGGGACTGCATAGTTTTCAGCAGTCTGCGACAAACGCCTTCCAATGCGCTGCTGGGCTTCCAGAGCGGCTTGGGATTCTGGGTTTAGGGTCTGGGTAATGGTGGGCGTGTCAGACTCGCCAGTCGTTGTAAACTGAGCAATGTCTGGGGCCGCGCCGCCATAAGAATTGCCGTACTCGTCCTGCCGACCCTGCTGATTTTGGTAGTTTTGCATGGCTTGGTCATAGCCAGCCTGATCTACCTTGGGTGCGCCGCCCCAGCTTACGGTCTGGCTGCCGTATGGCGTGTAGGTATTAGGCGTGTTCAGCTTGGCCTGAGTACGGGCAGCGGCAATGTTCTCAGTGCCCTGCTGCCGCGCTGCGGCTGCATAGTCTGGTGCTGGCGGTGCTGATGGCTTACCCATATCGTTCTCCTAAATACCTACAATCAGCCTTTTTCAGCGTGTACAAAATGATGTCGCCGTCCGGTGCTGCGTCTGTAATCCTTGCTTCTTCTGCAAACCCTAATTTCTCTACAAATTTCATACTCTTAACATTCGCGCTACTTACCGGGACAATGACCTTTTCGACCGCGCATTTGACATAAGCGTATCTAAAAATCGCCCCTATGTATGACCTGTTAATCTGCCCAGTTATAGCTATATGAGCCATAAGCGAGCGGCCATTCCAGTTCTCATACATAATCCCGGCTACAAGTTCTCCGTCCTTTTCAAGCCCGATGGCAGTAGCGGTATCGCCGCTGAAACTGCCGTTCATCTGCTTTGCTACCCAATGGCCCACTTCAGGCCCGCTAACTATACGCCCGCCCATCCGGTTTGATACACCACATCTGTAGAAGCCCATTGTATCTGCAAGCCGCTGCTGGCCGTCTTCATCTGTAGACCGCCACAATAGCCGATGCCCGTAATGCCCAGCCATGTGTTCTGGATCGCCAAGTCAGCGCCCCACAGGGCCGTGTCCCAAGTGCTTGTCGCCGCATCCCAGATGCCGTAGGACGAGCCTGTAAATGTTACAGGGGCCGTGGTATCGGACGTATCGAAGTCAATATTCATGCCCATGCCAATGGTCGGATTGCCATTGCTGAAGATGCTTGGCCTGGCGCGGGTAAAATACTTCTTGACGCCGCGAGCGCCTAGATAGTTGAACGCCTGGAGCGTGGTTGTTGTGATATTGCTGGTGTCATCTATGTACGCATCATCCCAGGCATGGCCGACATAGCCATCTGAGCCAAAATAAGGCTCTTCGCCAAGCGTTTCCCAGCAATATGCTGCCCAGCCTATAAATTGGCACCAAGACTTTGTGATGGTGTTCATAACGTACTGCTGCTGCTGGCCGTCAGCCACTGGGACGTTGATCCAGACAGCGTTAAACTTGGCAGTGGCATAAATCTGCCATCCGACATCAGCGTGGCTTCCGCCATATTGGGTTGTCGCCGCCGTAATCGCGCCCTGTATCTTGTCAGACAGGGCAACACGGGGGTCTAGGCGGCTGGATTGCAGCGATGCGGCAAAGGGCATCAAGCCGTCATATGTCAGTACCAACAGGTCGCCGCCCCATTTGAGCATGGAACGGGCGCTAACTGGCGATCCCATGTTCCAAACGCCAATCAGGGACCATGTGGCCGCGCTGGCCGGGTCGGTGCCGCGAAAGACAACAATTTCGCCTTCGCTGGTAATAAAGGCAATGTTGTCATCAACACCATAGCCAGCGTCAAGCGTCCAAGTGTCCAGATCAACTAAGCGACCACCAAGGCGGCAAATAGAACTCATGTCGATATATTGAGCCGCGCCGCCAATTGAGCTAGTTGGCAAATACCAGGCTTTCAGCGTGTTTTTCTCAATAAACCAAACACGGTTCTTGAACAGCGTGATATTGGACAGATTGTTGTCGGTCACGCCCGTAATGGTCGGGTTTGACCAAGTGGTGCCATTGTATAGCAGGGCGTCATCAACGCCATTAACGGCCATAATGTAGCTGCCGCCAGCCGTAGTGATGTTGATGTATTCCCAGATACCGTTGGTCAAGCCAGTGACAACCGGGGAGCCAACAGCCCCCGTTGCAGTCACATCATAAATTTTGCCCGTACTAGTGACGGCAAACATCTTTGACGTTGCGCCGCCGTTGTAGACCATGATGGTCTGGGCTTTGCCATCAAGGCCCGTGGCGTGTTTGAAATAGCCGCCCCGCATGGTCAGGCTGCTGACTGTCGGGAACATATTGATAAGCGTTACCGCGTCTGTAGGCTCCATATTGGCAAGGCTGTCACGCGCGTTCCAACCGCCCAACGGGGCAGGCAGCGACTGCACTTGAGCCGCTGTACCTTGGACCATGGCGCGTGTGCTAATTGCCATAACCGCTATCCGGGATATTGTCCCATCCGATCAGCACGGAACCTGGGCGCGGGGCGAATGACAGATTAGCCGACGATGTGTCTTGGGCTACGGAAGTGTCAAATTCAACCATGTAGTCGCGGTAGAGCGCAGTTGTGTCAAAGCCCTTGGCTTGGAAGTACTTAAGTTTCGTGGACAGGACCATAACGCGGTCAGGGTAAATGCAGGTATCAGTGTCAACCGTGAAGCTATTCTTCACATCGCCATTGGCTGCCTTCGCCCAACCCTTGCTACGGTACTCAAAGCCCAGATTTTCATTGTTTGAATAACCCGGCCAAATTTGGAAATAGCTACCCAACAAGCGCCAACGGATACGCGGGCCGGTGCTAATAAAGCCGCTGAGAAGCCATTCCCACTGCTGGGCGCTTTCCGGGCCAAGCATTTCCCAATGCTTGCTCTTGTCCCACTGTGTACGCGGCACGATGCTGTCATAGTCAGACGGCAGGTCGTACTTGACTTTCTGGAAATAGATCGTGCCAGCGGTAACGGCGCTGGTCGAGTAAGCCGAGACTGTGACCTGCGTACCAGAATCCACGCTGGTGATGAACGTGGCATTGGGAAAGCCAGTGCCAACGACCATGTATGTCGTGTCCAACCCGGCAGTGGACGGGATGTTGGTGATGGTTAGCGCGCTAGTCGTGTAGTCGCCCGTTGTAGTCACATATTCCGTAAAGAAGCTGTACGGAATGGTGAGTTCGCGCCAGTCGGCCTTACGCAGCAATTCGTACCCAGAAGCGTTCATCAACGCAAGAATCTGGATAACGTCTTGGTTTGTATTTCCCGCAACCGTTGTCGGTGTTGGAACGCCTAGTTCATTGGTGACCTGTTGCACCAACTGGAGCATCGTCGTAGTGGACATCTACATCTTCCTTGCGTGGCCGACCTGGTTTGCGCTGGGACATGAGCGAAGCCATTTGGGCTTTCAGCTCATCCAATTCGCTACGGGTCTTTGCCAATTCAGAACTATTTTCGGAATGATTCTTCTGCGTAAGGTAAGCCCTTGCGCGCTCGCGAAGTCCGACGGCACCCATGCCAATACGCTGCAATTGGGCGTCCGTAGCCGTCGCAACCTGCTCGACGGTCTGGAACTTCAGAATCTGCAATTCTGCCATCTGGTGGTCATTGAGATCATTGGGGGCGTCATTGTTCCAATCGGTCAACTTTGTGCCGATAATCTGGCCGTCGTCGTTCTTGGACTGGAAATAAAGCCACTGACGAATAAACCGTTCCTTGTGATATTCCCGAACGGGCTGCTCAATGATGTTAGTCTTATCGCCAGGCACCATGATCCTCACAAAAGGCACATCCTTAAATGGAGCCTTATCATGCACATAGAACTCAACGTGCAGGTGAGAATCGGCGTTAGCAATATCGCTATCCAAAGGCATAAATTACTCCTTACGTGGAAGACAGGGCCGCAGTAACAGCCCAGGTGGTGGCGGAAGTGCCAAAGCAGATTGCAGTCTTGGTATTGCCCAGAGCAACACCAGTCGAGCCAGCAACGGCGGCATTCATGGTGACGCCGCTGGTTTCGTTGGTGTAAATCTGCAGCGTCTGACCGCTCAGATTATAGATAAAGACAACCGCGCCAGCTTCGCAGGGCGGCAGCTTCAATCCAGTAGAGGCTGACGATGTGGTAATGGCATTAAAAACAGCCGAAAGCTGCAGAGCAGTCGCCTGATTGGTGCCAACCGCAACAAGACCAGTCGCGCCGTCGCCAGCGATGGAAATGGTCGCCAGCGGGGAATTGCCAGAGGCCAGGATGCGTGAAGGAATAGCCATGATTTGGTCCTTTATTTAGGGTTTTGAACGTAAAACGTGGCATACGGACAGGCATCGCCATTATCCGAATGCTCGTACTCAATGTGATAAGCGGAAAATTTCTCTTGCCACCATTCGCTAGGAAACACGGATAGATGAAGCGGGTGACCGATCAGCTTTCCCATACTATCGTCAAATAGGGCTATTTTGAAATAGCAGCTATCAACGCAATCCATAATATTTTGAATAACATCAGGCACATCCCCCGGCGGGATATGCTCCATAACGTCCGTGCAGTAGCCAATATTGCCGCTGACGCCGATAGGCTTGGTCAGGTCGGCCACCGTAAAGGGCAGATTATTGCCTTCGTCCCGACAATTATCAGCAAAATCAACGAGTTGCACTTCGCAACGGGTAAGATTGGCAATTTTCTTGCCGCCCCTGCCCGTGCCGCAGCCAAAATCGACAATCACATCCGTCAGCTTGGGGTCGGCAATTTCGATGAAATGCTCCGCAAACGACTCGCCGGGGGCGACTTCCCGGTAAAGCGGGGTCTGCCACATGGCTTCGTATTTCTGGACTTCTGACATGGCCGGGGGCGGCTCAGACATGGCTTTGGCGATGGCCGGAAGCAGCCCGTGGCCGTGGACCTGGATAACCGCGTCTTCGTCCGCAAGCTGCTGGGCGGCGGTCTGAAACTCCATGGCTTGGCGGGCCATCCAAGGGGTCGAGATGTATTCCTTGCCGCCCACCCAATAGCTTTCGCGCGGGTCGGCAGCATTGGCCGCTTGCTCATAGGCATGGCCGTCGCCAGCCTTGGAATAGCTGGAATCAAAGCCGTACAGGTGAATATTCCGATAACCCATGGCAAAGGCGATGCTCATGGCTTGGAGGCCCACAGTGGTACCGCCGCCAATCAAGGCGCACAGGCGGTCACCAATATAGTCCTGAATGCCGGGGTAGGCCGGGTGCCACAGGGTGACATCATGGCCGTCTAGGGCGTCAAAAACGCCCTGGCTGCATTGGGACGCGATCAGGTACTTGGTGGCCTTATTCGGGTGAACAAAGCCCTTATTGTGGCTTCTGGCGTCCAAAAGCACAAAATAGTCCGGGGTCACATCAACGCTGGCTAGGGTCGGAATTGTGCCATTTACGGCAAAAATTGCCTGTCCAGCCGCCTTGTGACCGGCAATCATGGGGAGCAGGGGCTTCATAGAAGGCCCGCCCCCCACAATCACAGCTACCCCGTCGTGCGGCTCAGAAAGCTGCAACCACGGAAGATCACGAGCAACGGCAGCAGTTATGTTGCCGAAAATCTCGTGATCCTCCGTGTTGCACACAACGGGAATCGTATCGTCCAGGTTAGACGGTACGATCATTAGGCAGTGGCACCCTGCAGATGCGGACGATTGATCGACACGATAACAGTCGAAACAGTCGAGGCCACAGTGGCAAGGTTGGCAGAGCGAGCGCCCAGAACCTGCTTGCCAGACGCAGCGGTGGGCATAACGCGGCCCACAGTGGCAGACTGGTAAACGGGAACCTGGGCGTTGACGGCAACGGCAGTCTTCTTGACAACCGCGAGGCCGCCAATCTGATACCAGCCGAACAGACCGGCGGTGTTGGCCGACATTGCAACGGCCACCGGGGTCGCCTGGTTGGCCGTATTGGCCGACAGGGTGGTCTGGTAGGTCGTCGCGTTGTAGGTCACCAGCGAGCCAACCACCGTGCTGGCAACGCCAACAAGCAGAATGAACTCGCCTTCGCCGTAGGTCGGGTCAAAAGCCCGCGCCACCATGCCGAGCGTACCCGGCGGGGTCGGGATAGTCGTAACAACCCCGGCGGGCGAAGTCGTGCTGATACCGGAGTCAGTATTCGCAATCTGGAGCATACCAGCGCGATTTTCAGTGAAAGAGTAAGCCATGTAATTTCTCCTTAAGCGTACAGAACACCCTGGAACTGAGCGCCAGAGCAGGTCAGATTGCCAGCCCAACCGATCAGCTTCACGATAGCGTCCTGGTTGACTGCCTGGCGCTCGCCGCCAATCGGAACAAAGTTGCGAACCGCATGGGGGCGGAACAGCAGATACTTGGTGTTCAGGAACCACATATGGTTGGCAGTCGCGGCATTGCCGATACCACCGTCAAGCACAACGTCCGACGCCATACCAGCGCCATAATACTTCAGCGAGGCAAAGCCAGCGCCAGCCATCGACGAACCGGAGTCCGAGATGCGCTGGATGGACTGCAACGACTGCAGGTACAGGCGATAGTAGTTGTTGTCGGCAACGATCAGGTCAGGCTTGTCCGTACCACGGATAAGCTGCACGGCCAGGGCATCCATGTACTGCTGGATGTTCGAGGCAGTAACAGCCGAACCGCCGTTGGTCACGCCGGAATAGGCAACCGACCGCCAGAACGAGAACGACGCGCGGTTGATGCCGCCGTAGGTGCCCGTCGAAGGCGAATCAGGAACAGCAGCAGCCAGGCCGGTAATGTTCTTACCGCTGTTGCCAGTGCCGTCCAGATAGATGTCGCCGCCGATACGGTTCACAAGCTGCGCTTCCGCAACATTCATGCGACCATCTAGCAGGTCGATGATGGCTTCCTTGCCGGAGTTCTGGATCATTTCCAGACCGGAAATCGTCACCGCCGAGGCATACTGAGTGATCGAGAACTGAGCACCCGAAATCGGGCTGTTCTGCGACACGTTCAACACTTCATAGCCAGAATAGCTGTTGGTGTTGTTGGTGCTGTCATCGTTGTACATGATTTCCTGCAGAATGACGTTACCGCCGCTGAAGGTCTTCACGTTACCGCGATCTTTAAGACGACGAAGCAACGCATTGTTGTTCGTCACGTTATCGGCCAGTTCACCACTGCGGCTCTGAATATTGGTCGCAATGATGTCACTGATCGAACTATTGGCGAAAGCCATTGGGTAGTCCTTTCATCAGTTTATCAAAAACGCTCGTTCACACTGTCGAATTGTTCGAGCAGCATAGAGCGTCTATCTTGCGCTTTGGTCGTAGTCTTAGTGCCGGGTGTGGAACTTTTGACGCTAACCGCTGCCGCCTTAGCCGTTTTCGCAGCCCGATTGGCCGACAATGATTTCTGAGCCGCAGCTTCTGCCTGTGAGCGTTGCTGGGTCTGCTGGAAAAGATCGTCGTTAAGGCGAATAGCCTTTTCATAGGCTTCTTCTAACGTACCGCTCTGTAGGAGCTGAATCATGGTCGGACGCGCTTCTTCAAAATACTCTGCCTTACCGGCAAAGTTATTGATTTCACCCAGCAGAGATTGGTTTTCAGCCTGTTCCTGCTGCTGTTTGAAACTTATAATCTCTCCGCGAACATTATTTAGTTCATTCTGAAGAGCATAATAATTTGGGTCTACCGGGCCGACCTGTGAGTACGACTCGACTTCACCCAAATTAATTCCGTAGGACCGGGCCAGGCTGGCAAGATACGCCCGCTTCTGTTCCGGGGGGCTATTACGCAGCACATTGTCAGCTTCCATGAGCGCCTTGACGGCGCGGGGAGCGTCAATGCCAAGCCCCTGAATAGTGTTCATGTAAGGCTGGATAGCCTCATTTATCTGGTCGGCAAACTGGGCCTTTGAGCGCAAAGGCTCAATACCAGCCCGCATTTCTTCCTCACGCTTGTAGGCGTATTCCTGCAAGCGGGGATCGGCGGTCTGCCAGACTTCGTGATAATCGCGCTTCCAAGAGGAAGGGGGGCGTTTCCAGACGGGTTCTTCGGCTGGCGCTTCTTCGTCGTCTTCCTGGGCCACAAACTTGCCGTTTTCGGCGCGGGGCTTGGATTCCTTGGGCGCTTCCGGTTCGCCCGTATCTACTTCGTCAAACTGCTGGGCCAGTAGCTCTTTGCGGTCAATGGCCTTGTCGTCGTCGTCGGGAATGATCTGATCTTGGGTGTCCAAGTTCATCGTCTCCTAAGTTGGTCTAAAACTCTATCGCAGTCCCTGTCGGAAACATTCCAAAGCTGTTCCCGTAAAACCTTAATGCGCTTTTCCCTAGACACTTGAACCGGCTTGGGGGCTTCCATCTTTTCGTTGCCCACTTCAAAACAATTATGCCGACGCAAATGCTCTCTATGCTGAGAGCGCGAAGTAATCATACTGCCGTCCACCATGCTCTTATATGGTTGAATGTCAAGCATTATTTGGTGCTTTGCTTTGCTAGTCTTTCCGAATTCTTCACGGACCCATACGAGTTCTTCGTTTTCGTACTCAGCCAGCAAGCCTTTTCTGTCGTATATTGCTCTGTATTTGCTCATAGAAGTACCATTAAATCTTCATCTTCCATTTCTAAATATTCGTTCCAAAGACGCTCAGTGCGGTCTAAGTCATTAATTAGCTTATCAAAATCTATGCTGGGTAATGACTTGCCGGTCTTTTTGCTAGACTTGGCTTTTACTTCAAACCCAGCCGTGAGTTCTTTAGCTAGGGCTGGCTTGCCTTCAACAATACGCTCATACGCCGCAATAACATCGTCACGCTTGCGCTTAAGCCGTTGATTTTCCTTGTCAAACCGCTTCTTTAGCTTCTTGTGATAGTCGCCGTCATGGGTGTCATCGACAATGATAATTGGGGCTGGGACGTAGATTACGTTGCCAGCCGTGCCGGTGGCCCCTACGCCAGTCAGGTCAAACGATATGCCGCCGTGGCTAACCGTGCCGACTTGCCCTGTGGCCTGGACGCCAGTCAGGGCAATGGTGGTCCCGCTGCTTTCGGTGCCGACTTGGCCCGTGGCTTGGACGCCAGTCAGGGCTATTGTGGTGCTGGGTGTAACGCTCCCTGCGGCCCCTGTGGCGGCATTCCCGGTCAGGGCGGTGTCTTGGGACGGGATTTGCGTACCAACGGCCCCAGTGGCCTCTACGCCCGTCAGGGCAACGGTACGCGCACCTACGCCTACGCTGCCAGGTGATCCAGTAGCAGCGTTGCCCGTAATTGGGAGGCTATCCCAAAGGGCGCTATCCCATGTGCCTGTGTCCCATGGACCCTGCGCCATAGGAGTTAAGCAATGCGGATAAGGGCGTTCGTCGCGTCACTAACTGGCATAGTCAGGGTAAACGTCCCGGCTGTCACAGTCTGCGAGCCAAAGGTATGGGCCGAAATGGCTTTATTGCTCTGGGTCGAGTTGTAAATCAGAACGCAATCAAAGGCCGTGGTCAGCGTGACAGTCGTGTAGGTCAGGCTGGCTGAAGGCGTCCAATAGCCAGTCGTGCCGCTAGTCGTGGGGTCCGTGGCATTTGTGACAGTAACGCCGCCAGCCGAGTATCCCGCGCCAGAGACTTCGCCGCTTACAGTATAAGCCGTGGTGGCCGCGTTGATTGTGGCCGAGGCTAGGTACAGCGCGGCCTTAAGAGTGTCAGCCCCGGTGCCGGCCCGGATGACAGTCGTGCCAAGGGCGTGGATGCCAGACAGGATTTCGCCCTTAAAGGACGTTGCCATTGCTTGTGTGTTGCTCACGAAAAGCCTCCAATTTCAGATGTGGAAATCATGGGTTTCTTCAGATGGACATGGACCGAGCGGTGGACCATTTCATCGCCATCCCAGTATTCAACCCATGCGGTTGATTCATTGTCGTCCTCAAACTGGCCTTCGCGCTTGTCGAGCAACGCTTCGTCCATGTTGCCTTTGGTCGTCGTAATCACTGGATCATCCCCTGCGGAGCAACCGGGACAGGCTCAACGCCCATCGCCCTGCCGTCAGGGCCGCGCACAATCCGCTTTGGCGCGTTGGCAGCCCTGAGAACATCATGGAGCCTTTGCATAGACTCGCTGTGCATATTTGCCATGTTGTTCTGGGCATTAGTCATCTGGTCCATTGCCATGCGGACGTTATCGCCAAGTTCCTTGGTGATGGTGTCAGCCGCCGCCTGTTGAGCCTCGATCATTGGTATGTCCATGCCGGGGTTGGCACCAATGCGGGCAACCATGATCTTTGTGGCAGCGTCCAGTTCCGTCTTCCAGCGTTCGTACTGCTCCTTGGCAGCAAGCTCCTGCATCTTAAGCTGGGCATCGTGCTGCTGGCGCTGCGTTTCAAGCTGCGCCTCCATCTGCATTTTCATCTGCTCAATCTGCATATCAGCCTGGGCGCGGGCCTGTTGGGACTGCACATCAGCCTGAACCTTCATTTGGGCAGTCTTCTCAACCGCTTGGGCCTTGAGCATCTCAGGATTGGGCTGCGGGTTCTGGGCCTTCTGGGCATTAGATGCGATCATCTTCTGCAAAGCCGCGTCAATCGACCCTTCCATGATAGCGCCCTGTTTAAACCCGCCAAGGCCGAACTTCATCATATCCATCAGCATCGGCACCATTTCAGGCGATGCCTGACCAGCCGGGACAGCTTCCCGCAGGAAGTTGCTAAACGCATTCATAAAT